CCATACTGCCGCCTGCCATGAGCCCATCTGTATATCCATATCCGGATGCATTCACCTTCGGAGTGATCACCATATCCGATGCCACATCCTTCACTGCGTTTTCTACCAGCTTCCGGTTTTTCTCGATGCCGCCTGCCAATCCTTTCATAAAGTCCGGCATCCAGGTCTCATAATCCGAAAGAGGCCCTTCATCCGGCGCTGAGAAATGCAAGAAGGAACGGATGCGGTCAGCCAGACCGGACACCGTGTTGATTACAGACTGAATCATACTGGAAATTCCGTTGATCAGCCCCTGAATGAAATCCTTGCCCCACTGCAGGGCTTTCCCCGGCAGACTGGTGATAAAGGAGATCGCCCCGGAGAATCCGTTTTTGATCACAGACGTCAGGCCGGACAGGGCAGAGCCGATGCCGGAGACCAGATTTTTAAAGGCGTTCACCGCAGCGTCCTTCAGCCCGGAGGCGATATTCACCACCGTGGTCTTGATGCCGTTCCAGATATTGGAGGCCGTCTGCTTCAGCGTGTTCCAGATCTGGGAAATGAACTGGGACAGAGCCGAGAAGATATTCTGAACTCCCTGCTTCAGCCCGTTCGCCGCTTTGACCGCCGTCTGCCTGATGGCGTTCCAGACCTGCGACGCTGTATTTTTGATATTGTTCCAGATATTGACGAAAAATGCGGATATCTGCGACCACAGATTGCTCCACCACTGAGGGATAGCGGAGAAGAAATCCACGAATTTCTGAGCCGCCGCCGGGATTGTCTCCGTAAAGAAGATTACCACCTTGTCCCAAAGCTCCATCAGCTTTGCGGATACGGTTTCCCACAGCTGCCCGAACCACTCGGTGATTGCTCCCCAGTTTTTCACCACAGCGATAATCACCGCAATCGCCGCAGCCACTGCAGCAATGATGCCGATAATCGGAAGCAGGGAAATATTCAATGCCCCGAAGGACACCGCAAGAGCCGCAATGATCGGCACCAAGGCAGTAAATGCCACCAGCAATGCGCCCAGGATAATTACAAAATTCTGCACCGGCTCCGGCAGCATGCCAAAGACCTCGCTCACCGCAGTGATGATTGCCACCAGAGGCGGCAGCACCACGTTGGCCAGTTCCACGATCTTTTCTCCCAGAGGTACCAAAGCCTGCTGCAACTTCCTGGTGTTGGCTTCCATCTCCTGCATGGGAGTGCCGGTCTGGTCGAACAGATTCTGTGCCGAGCCTGCCACGCTGTCATAGGTCTCGCCCACGGAAGTCAGGGAAGTGATGAATTTCAGGTTCCCATCCTCGGCCATGGTTCCGAAGGCCTCTGCCGCCATGTTTAACGCCTGCTGCTCACTGGTACAGTTTGCGATATCCGCCACAATGGAATCAATGACCTGCTTCTGAGTAGCTTCTCCGTTCTGCCATGCCAGAAACAGCCCCTGGGTCTTCTGAGAATACAGATCGATGGAATCCCCGATGGTGCCGTCCGCCAGTCTGGTGGTCACCTCATTGATGGCGTCATTGACCTTATCCAGGTTGTAAGCGCCGCCCTCCAGGCCGTTCTGCAAAAGCTGGAAATACTCAGATGCGGAATAGCCCGCCTGAGCGAACTTGCCCGAATACTCGGAGAGATTATCCCCCAGCTCATTGGTCTTATCCAGACCGTTCTGTGTACCCTTGACGATATAGTCCATCGCTTCCTGGGCTGTCATGCCGTACTGCTTCATCAAAGCATTGACACCACGCAGGGTCTCGTTCATGTCGATACCGTACAGTTCATCCAGTGTCAGCGCCTGCTGTGTCAGGTTGGTCAGGTCAGTGTCGGAAAGCTCCCCAAGGTTTTTCTTTACCATGATGACAGCATCTGCCACGGACTCCATGCTGTCGCCCACGCCAGCGCCGTAAACGTCCTTCACAATCTCAGCGCTGGCCTCAGCCGCCGCCCCGGTTTCTCCGAAGTAAACGTTTACCTTCGTGACCGCATTTTCCGTCTCTGCATAAGCAGACACAGCTTTGTCTCCAATGTCCTGGATCTTATCCCCGACAACAGACAACTGGTCAGCCGCCTCCATAAGGGCCGCACCCTTGGTTGCTTCCGCAATCTCTCCAATATCGCCTGCGGCATCCTGGGCAGCGTCCCCCACATCGTTCAGATCCTCAATGAGGTTCCGGATGGCCTGCCCGTCATCCACCGTATCCAAAGCATCTGTCAGCTGCCTGATATCTGCCTTGCCGCCGGTAGCAGACCGTCCAATCTTCTCAATGGCAGTCTTTAACTGATCCGAAGAAGCCGTGCCGCTCTTGATAGCATTTACCAGTTTGCTTCCCAGCACATCCGCATAATCATCCACACTGGATTCCGTAGCAGCGAACAGCTTGCCAAGCCTCTCGGTGTTGGTGGAGAGCCGTTCCTGCTCAGACTGAAGGCCGGACAAATCGGCTTTGTAGCGGTTCAGCGTCCCTCTGGTTTCCTCCACCTCGCGCTGGAAGGCCATGTACTGGTCTTTTCCCAGATCCCCCCGCTCAAAGGCTTTCGTCACATCCTCCTGTGCCTGCTCCAAAGCCTGCAGCTTCCTTTCAGTATCCCCGATAGCAGACTGCAGAAGCTCCTGCTTCTGGGCCAGAAGCACTGTGTTGGACGGGTCCAGCTTCAGGAGATTATTCACATCCCGCAGCTGGCTCTGGGTCTTCTTTATGGAATTGTTCACATCGGACAGCGCCTTCTCCAGACCGCTGGTATCGCCGCCGATCTCCACCGTGATTCCCTTGATCCGGCTTGCCATGTGTCACTCACCTCCTGAAATAGAAAAAGCCCGGATTTCTCCAGGCAACTTTGAAAATCAGCACCTTTTCATTATCAGCACCTTTTCTGATTTTCCCTTTGTCTATGGTTTTTTTTCTGCAAAAGGTGTGGATATCCCGGTTAAAATAAATCGAAATCTTTCTGCGTCGCTACCACAGCATATTTATGCTCATCGTTGCGGCTCTCCACATACATGTCATTGACCAGGCCGATGGTCAGCAGGTCAAGCTCCCCGATGGACAGCCCCAGCTGTACGCACCGCAGAAGGAACAGCGGCGTTGTCATTTCTCGGTCAGTCGGGCGAAGTTTTTTTTAGCCTGCACATCCGTCTGAGTGTTCAGCCCCCACAGCTCTATGATCTGGGGCAGCACCTGATAGATGGAGAAGGTGTTAAAGCCATCCAGCCATTCCTCCGGTGTATCCGGGATGGAAGGGTCTGCATGCTTTGCCATCACATAGGCGATGTTCTCAAACATCTCCAGCGAGAACAGATCCAGACTGGAATTTTCCGGATTGTTCTTATCAATCCCTTTTTCCAGATCCTTTAAGTCCTTAAAGATATCCCGGTGAAACCGCATCCTATAGATGCGCGGAATGGCGGCGGAGGCCCGGAAAGCGACCTCCTGCCCGTCAATTACGATATTCCTCTTCATGCTCATGCGGTTCCACCTCCTGCTTCACTCGTTGAAGTGCTGGCAGTGGTCGGCATATACACAGCACCATACCAGCCTTTATAGACCTCATCCGTAGTGGAATCCCCGGTTCTTGCCTTTACATAGCCGTTAGCCAGAGGCGCTGCCGTAAGAGCCAGGGTTTCCGTCTGCACCTCGATCTCTTCCTCATTGGTGGAAGACTCGATGTTGGGTCTTGCCGCCGAGCAGTTATACAGCACGTGGCGGATCTTCTTCACATCCCCGTCAAACTCAAAGAGCAGGGCAAAGTTGGCCGTCTCCACATTGGCATTCTCCACCAGTACCTGGTTGGTATCCAGAGATTCCTTCAGCACATCGGTACGGAAGCTTTCCGGAACCATCGCCAGCTCCAGATCACCCTCATAGCCCATGTTGTTGGAAATCGTGTAGTAGGCATACCCGTCCGCATAGAAGTTGGACGGCTCACCGTTTGGCTCCAGAGAAAGAGAAACCGCGCCCGGCATGGCCACCGGCGTCCCGAAGGTCACATCCCCTTCCTCGCTCACCGTGATCAACGCATAATGAACGTTGCAAATGTTAAACTTGACTTTATTTTTCTTCGTCGCCATTACAATCCCTCCATATCAAAAGAGTACAGAACCTCATACAGCTTTTCACTGTTAATCCAGGTTTCTGTCTTGTTGTAAAAAATCCCTGCCGCATCCAAAGCCGTCTCCACCTGCTGCTCAGAAGACAGGTCTTTGAAGTCCGTATACAACTCCAGCCGTACCTCGCTGATCTTGTGATAAACCTTCCCATCTGCGGAAAAGTTGTCGCTTCCTGGAAGCAGATAGCAGAGGAAGGGCGGGTCCGGTGCTTCCCCCTCTGCGAAGTGGTCATAGGCATAGGGAATGCCCGTCTCTTTTATGATCGAAATCAGTCTCTCCATCTCATCCCTCCAGTGCTTTCCGGATCTCATCCTCCAGCTGCTCCATTCCTTTTGCTTCTGCAGCAGCGATATGGGGCTGAGCAGACACCCGGCCTCCGCCACGCTTGGCATGGCCAAACTCCAGCAGATGCGCCAGCTGATAGCGGTTCCTGGAATGCACCACCAGAGTCAGGCTGTTGGATGTTTCCTTCCTCTTTTTTACCGCCCAGCTTTTGGCGTAGTCTCCTGTGTCCTTCGGAGCATGGGTGCGGATCTCGTCCCGTACCGTTTCCCCGGCTTCCCTGACCGCCTGCTTCACATCCTCAGCGGCAAGGTCGGCATAATCCTCCAAAGTCTCCATAATGGCATCCGCCAGATCACTGATCTGCACATTTCTCCCCATACTCACCGCCTCGCTTTCTGGCATTTGAGCTTTACGGATTTCTTCTTGAAATTCTGGTGATCAATGCCAAGGATGTTGTAAATCTCATCCGCATAGAAAACACGGAAATCATCCGGTGTGATCTCCGACACAGCCTTGCACCACCTTACCGTAAAGTCAGCCTTGGTGTTATCCACCACTGTTCCGGCAGAAGTACTCTCGTTTGGGGATTCCCCGCCGATAGTGGCATAGCAGGAATAGAAATCCACCCACTCATTCAGGTGATTTCCAATGGCATCCACCGTGACGGAATTCTTCTGTACAATAATCTTCCGGTTTAAAAGAGCCACATCCATCAGAACCCCTCCTTCCGGCTGCCAAACAGAAGCGCCCGGAGCGTCAGGTTCAGAGCATGATGGTCCGCTTCCTCCCGGTGTTCGTACAGATACGCCGCTGCATACTGCACAGCAATCTTCGTA